GAGGTTAAGTTTGATTCCATTGAGCAAGACTACATGGAGAAGCCTAAAATAGACCCTGAGACAGGGCGAATTGATCCGGCATGGGTAAACCTTCAAAGGCTTAAGATAGACGCTAAGAAGTGGGAATTATCAAAGCTATTTCCAAGGAAGTACGGAGATAAGCAGGAAACAACTCATATTTTTGAGAAACCAATATTTAACGGCATAGACCTTGACGTTCCAGCGGACAACGGCTCAAAGTAAGATAGCTAAGCTAAAGAAAAGGGTAAGAATAGTACAAGGAGGAACATCATCTTCAAAAACCTTTTCTATACTTCCTTTACTGATTACTTATGCTGTTCAAAATCCTTATTCTGAAATATCAATAGTATCAGAATCAATACCTCATTTGAAAAGAGGTGCAGTAAAGGATTTCATCAATATCATGATCATGACTGGCAATTACAAAGATGGTCAGTTCAATAAATCCGATCTTAAGTATAAGTTTTCAAACGGAAGCTTTATTGAGTTCTTTTCAGCAGATCAGCCTGATAAGCTAAGGGGTGCAAGAAGAGATATTCTTTTTGTCAATGAGTGTAACAATATTCCGTTTGAGGCATACAATCAGCTTGCAATCCGTACCAAGAAGTTTATCTATCTGGACTACAACCCAACTTCTGAATTTTGGGTGCATACTGAGTTGATCAATGATAAAGATTCTGACTTTGTTATCTTGACCTATAAGGACAATGAAGCATTAGACCCTGCATTAGTAAAGGAAATAGAGAAAGCAAGGGATAAGGCTAAAACTTCAGCTTATTGGGATAATTGGTGGAAAGTCTATGGCCTTGGTCAGGTTGGTAGCCTTGATGGGGTTATCTTGCAGAATTGGGAACAGATTGATAAAGTGCCAAGTGATGCAAAGTTGATCGGTTATGGTATGGACTTTGGATTTACAAACGATCCTACCACTTTGGTTGGTGTCTACCGATACAATGATTCATTAGTAGTAAATGAATTGATCTATCAAAGAGGAATGCTAAATTCAGATATTATCAAAAAACTGAATGATATTAGGATAGGATCAAATGATAAGATTTACGGAGATTCAGCAGAGCCTAAAAGCATTGAGGAAATTTACCGGAGTGGATACAATATCAAACCTGTTCTAAAAGGGCAAGATTCGGTTAAATTTGGCCTATCTATCCTTCAAGAGTATAAGATATTAGTCACAAAGGAAAGTACTAACTTGATCAAGGAATTAAGGTCTTATACTTGGGATAGAGATAAGACAGGAAAGCAGTTGAACGCTCCAATTGATGACTTTAACCACGCTATTGATGCCATGCGATACTTGGCAATGATGGAACTTAAGAAGAAAAACGATTTCACTTTCTCAATATGACAAAACAAGACATTTTAATCACTTTGATCTGGCTGATCTTTGCCTTTGCAATGGTAGCCTTTGTGTGTGGTTCAGTCAATGTATTTGCTTGGCATTGGTTAGCTAGGGCTGTGATGGTAATAATTTGGTTTGCAGGCCTTGCAAAGTTGGAAAATCTTAATAAATAGTATATTTGCTAAAACGAATATGCTCCGATGATATTTAAGGCCATTCAGCAATACCTTGCACCACGGATAGTAGAAGCCCCAAAGGGCATGGAAACTAACCTTCTCAATCAGATTCTTTACGGTCAGTTTACGGCAAATACCATGGTGGTATGGTATGATTCCAACCAACAGACCTTCATAGATCAAGGGTACAAAGGGAATGCCTACGTTTATTCAATCATTCGCAAGATAGCTGAGAAGGGCAAACAATGCCCTGTAAACGTATATCGTGAAACAGGAGTAGCTAAGAGATACAGAACGGCTAAGTATTCGACAAAGGATTTAAATAGGGCTAATTCAAACGTTTTTAAGAAGAAGGAACTGAATGAGGTTGGTACATCTGATCCTGTGCAAATGCTAGTAAAAAAGCCTAACCCATACCAAACATGGTCAGAGTTATTAGATAATATCTTCACTTGGTACAATACATCTGGAGAGGCATTTATTTACGGATTTATGCCTGAGAATGGATTGAATAAGGGCAAGATTCAAGAGATGTATGTTTTGCCTTCTAATTACGTTGAACTTGTAGCAGGTAACCTATTTCAGCCTGTAAAGGGTTATAAATTGATTATTGGAGATCAGAACATTGAGATACCTGCTAATCAGGTCTTGCACCTAAAAAACACCAATCTTACTTGGGATTTGAATGGGGCACAGTTAAGAGGTATGCCTCCACTTTTGGCAGGATTAAAGACCTTGCAAGCCAACAATGAGTCAGTAGAAGCAAAGCAAAAGACTTTCCAAAATGGCGGTGCAAAGGGTATCATTTCACCTAACATTCCTAATCCTGAGTTTTGGCCTAACCCTGAACAACGGGCTAAGATGGATGAAAGGATAGATGAACGAATCAATGGTAATAAGAATATAAATAAGATCGTCGCATCTTCTATTCCTTTGCGTTACGATGCTATCGGACTTTCTCCGGTAGCAATGGATATTATCAATTCACAACAAATGGACTTGCAAACCTTTTGCGGTCTTTGGGGGATCAATCCTGTTATCTTCTCGCCTAACGCAACTCATGCTAATCTTGAACACGCTCAGAAGTCTTTGGTGACTGATGTATTGATGCCTCAATTGCAAATGATCGAAGAGAAGATGACTGAATGGATTAAGAAGTCATACGGTCAAGATTATGTGATTGACTTTGATATTTCCTCCTATTCAGAGTTACAGCCTGATGTTCAGATCATTTTGGACACTTACGGAAAATCTCCATACTACACAGGGAATGAGGTCAGATCATTGCTTAATTGGGATGCAAGCGAAGACCCTGCAATGGATATTCATTGGATACCTCAGAACCTAATCCCATCCTCTGAGGCTATGGGTGGTGGTGCTACTGACTTTGTGGATTTTGGGCAATAAAAAAGCCCCTATTGGGGCTAAGCTATTATCCTGATTAATTGCTTCAAATCTTCTATATTTTTAACTGTCTTGTAAAAGTTAAAGCATTTGACAATGTCTAATGTATCTCCAACATAAACAGTTACTTTCTCTTTATGTAAAATCAAATGCATGAATGAATTAAAGCCCATAAAAAAGCTGTAATATCCATCACCATGCTTTCTAAATCCTAGTTTTAAAATATCTTGCTCAGTCATGTTTCAAATATTAAAGCCCCTTTCGGGGCTGTTTTTATCTTTCGTTTAGGCTAGTGTAATCATAATCTTCTGAAACTAGATCTAACTCATTTAAAATGATAGAAAGAGATTCAGCCCAATCAGAAAGCATATCTTCTTTTGCTGAATTGACCGCAAAGTTTTCTTTTGTCCAAACTTCTTTTTGAAGTGCATCCTGCATTGCAAATACTTTGCTTAATTCTTGCTTTACTTTTTCGATTGAATTTGTCATGGCTTTGTATGTTTGTTGTTGTTTGATGATGTAAATATAATGTATTTCTTAGATTCATGTCAAGTGTTTAAGAAAAAAAAGTAAAAATATTTTACCTAATTTTGAATCAATGGCTAAACTTAACCTTTCAAGGATCAGAAGGCAAAATCAATCCGATCTTAGAAAATATGAAAGATTCGGTATTCAGGTATTTACCGAGGCTTTAAGGCTTCAGGCAGTACCTAATCCTTCGATCCTACCTATGCAGGAGGCTTACGTTAAGTTCTATCAGACTGTATTTGTCGATGCAGCTACAAAGGAATGGGATAGAATCAGAGTGAGAGAAAAAGCCTTTATCCCATCTGATTTCTTTCTGAATACTTGGAGGGAGTGGATTAAGTCTTGGGTGCTTGACAATTTAGGCGAATTGATTTCTCTTGTTAACGATAACACTCTAAAACAGGTCAAGCTAATCTTGGGTGAAGCTATCGAACAAGGTCTAAATCCTTTCCAGACTCAGGAATTGCTATTGCAAGAGATACCAGATGTTAAACGGGCTAGGGCTATTGCTAGGACTGAAAGTACAAGGGCAAACAACGAAGGAAAGAAGAAATCGGCTAGAGATTGGTCTAATGAGACAGGTCAACAGCTATTCAAGCTTTGGGTATGGGGTGGAAGTAGGGACATGAGAGAAGAGCATTTTGCTTTGCAGAATAAGCCAATCAGAGAGGATCAAAACTTTATTGGAATCAATGGTCTTCCAATGGATAAGCCTGGGGATATTAGCGGTGGTGCTGTTAATACCGTGAATTGCTCTTGTACGGTGGTGTATGTTTCGGAAAGGTATGCGAGAAGGAATTATCCTGAATCCTTCTAAAACTTGCATAATATTTTTTTTCTATATATTTGCTTAAACGAATAAGCTCATGTTAACAAAAGGACTAAACCAAGGCTTTACAGATTCCGACATGAAACAAGGTATTGTTTCAGGGTATTTCTCCATGTTTGGATCAAAAGACCTTGACGGTGACATCATTGAGCAAGGGGCATTCACGAAGACAATCTCTGAGAGAGGCCCTAATGGAAAAGGATTGATCAAGTATCTCCTAGACCATGATCACAGAAAAGTAGTAGCTAAGATCACCAACCTATACGAAGATTCTAAAGGCTTAAGATATGAGGCTAAGATAGGCACTCATTCAGCAGGTCAGGACTTCCAAAAGATGATTGAATCAGAATTGATCAATCAGCATTCATTTGGATTTAGAACGATCAAACAGCAGTACGATGAGCAATCAAAGTCTAACCGAATCAAAGAGGTAATGATGTATGAGGGTTCAGCAGTTCAGTTTCTTGGTGCTAATCCTGAGACTACCTTTATTGATCTTAAATCTGAAACTGATGCATTTGAATACCTTGCCAAGCTTGAGAAGTTTGTTAAGACTTCAGATGCAACCGATGAAACAATTGAAAAACTAGAAAACCAGCTTAAATCACTTCTTGCAGTTCTGAAGCCGTCAAAAGACACTTCTAATGAGCAAAAAGCCGACAAGGTGGAAATAATCACTTTAACCGACTTAAAACAATCATTAGAAACATGGAAAATCTAACCATCGATGCCGTAAAGGCAGTAATCGCTGAAGCAGGTGAAGCCATCAAATCAAAGGCTATCAACGCAGAAGCAAAAGCAAACGAAGCTTTCGAAAAGGCTGAAACATTGCTAAAATCATTGGACAATGTCCTAACCAAGTCAGAAGCTGCTGAAATGCAAAAGCAACTTGACGCTTTGGACATTGCTATGCAAAAAGGTGCAGTAGAAAAAGAGGTAAAATCTGAAGACTTCCGATCTGCATTCATTAAGGCTTACGAGCCAATCCAGAAAGAAATCGCAAGATTGAAGTCTGAGCCAAACGCTAGATTGAAAGCACCTTTGACTTTCGAAATCAATGAGAAGACCGTAGGTGCTATCTCTTTGGCTTCTACAATCTCTAACGTTGCTTCTTCTGGTCAGGTAACTATCTCTGAGTTCACAGGGGTTGTATCTCCAATCAGACAGAGACTTCTTACCTACCTATCTAACGTGTCTGTTGGTGCTATTGGCACTCAGTATGCTGTATGGGTTGAAGAATACGATGAAGAAGGTACTCCAGTATTCATCGGTGAAGGTATTGAAAAGACTGCATTGGATGTTCAATACAAAGAGCAGAGAGCGAAAGTAGAGAAGATCGGTGTTCACATGAAAGTGACAATGGAACTTCTTGAAGATGCTGCTTACCTTGCTTCTTACATTCAGCAGAATGGAGTGAAGAGAGTAGAGACTGTAATTGAAAATCAGTTGTTTACTGGTAACGGTACTTCACCTCAGCTTCAAGGCTTGCTTGGTAAGTCTACCACTTTCACAGGTGGATCAATGGCTGGCGGTGTTGAGTCTGCTACTAACTGGGATGTAATCCACGGTATCATTGCTCAAGTAAGAGCAGCTAACGGTTCTGTAAATGGTATCTTTGTTGAGACTGGACAGTATCATTTGATGCTTTCTGAGAAAGATGCTGACAAGCAGTATATCTTACCTGCTGGTGTTACCTTCGATGCTCAAGGCGGTATCAACGCTTGGGGTGTTAGAATCATCCCAACTAACGCTTTGACCGGCACTGCTGCTGACTTCGTTGGTGGTGACCTTTCTGTGATCAACGTACGATTGAGAAGCGGACTTCAGGTTGCTATCGGAGAATCAGGTGATGACTTCATCGATAACTTGAAGACTGTCAGAATCGAGCAGAGATTGGTTCAGTTCGTATCTGCAAACGATGTACCGGTACTTGTGAAAGGAACCTTTGCGGCTAGTAAGGCCATTTTGGAGACAACTTAATTTGTCTGTTTTGTTTTGTTGATGTGTTAAGGCCCTGAATATTTTCAGGGCTTTTTCTTTTATTAAATAATGGATTTGTTAGATTTGACAAAACAAAACGATATGAGAAAATACAAAATCCAAAAGATTGAAGGCTCAAAGATTACAGGGCTTTACACAAAATTGGGAAGTGACTGCATTTGCACGCCTTTTATCATTGAATTGCCTTCCAAGATGACATCAAGTGAAATGAAGGTCTATGTTGAACAGCTATTAGAAAAGATGCCATGAGAAAGCGAATAGACATTATTAACGGCTTGATCGAAGAAAACGGATACAAGTCTTACTTAGAGATTGGATTGGGTGATGGGAAGCATTTTAATGCAGTCAAGGCAGAGCAAAAGATAGGTGTTGATCCTGCTTATCCTAATGAAGGCAATATTTACGGGGCTGAATCGGATACCTTTTTTGTGGCAAACACTCAATCATTTGATCTGATCTTTATTGATGGCTTGCATCACTCCAGACAGGTTGAGCGAGACATTGTCAATTCTTGGAAGTGCTTGAATAAGGGAGGTACTATCTTGATTCATGACATTAAGCCTCCAACCTTTGAATCTCAGATAGTTCCAAGAGAATCAAAGATTTGGTGCGGTGATGTGTGGAGGGCTTGGAGTGGATTAAAAAATAGGTATAGAACTTTGAATCTGGATTATATTGATGAAGAGTTTGGATTGGGTGTAATTTACAAGTCAAGGCACAAGATAGAATCTGGATTTGTGGATTTAGAATCTACTTGGGATGAATACAATGAGGCTAAAGGCTGGAAGGTATGAACAAGAAACTAATCTATACCGTATGCACCAACGGATATGATCAAGTAAAACCTGCCAAGGTCTACCAAGGTTTTGATTATTGGCTTTTTACAGATGATCCATATTTACAGGTAAGAGGATGGGAAACAAAGGTAATATCAAAGTCAAACGATCCGATCAAACAGCAACGGGAGATAAAGATTAGGTCTTGTGAGTACACAAAAGGCTATGCATTGACTATTTACCATGATGCAAACATTGAACTAACCAACAACCCAAATCAGCTAATTAATCAGTTTTTTAAGGGAGGTATTTTAACCACTATTCACCACTCTAGGCGATCGGTAGTAGAAGAGGCCAAACGGATTATTGAACTTAATAAGGACACTCAGGAATCTTGCACAAGGACACTGAACGCCATAGCTGAATATCCAGATAACCTTGGATTATGGGAGACTGGTATAATGGTCAGAGATAAATCTATTCGAGAGCTTGAAGAGGCTTGGTGGTCAATGCTTAAAGATTATTCACATAGGGATCAATTGACCTTGCCTTATGCATCTTGGAAAACAGGCATTTCTATTGGTGGGATTAGAAGGCCAATGATGTATTCTTTTTTTAAGATCAATAGAGGTCATTTTAGCCAAGTAAAAAAGGATAAGATTAAGATTTGGTATTCTAATCCATTTAGCCTAGAAAAGAACATTGGAGGGGCTTATAATGAGTTTTTGAAGTCAATAAAAGCAAATGATGAAGACTGGATCGTCTTACAGGATGGTGATATTATGTACTTGACAGATGATTGGGGGAAGCGGATACATGATGCATTGCTAAAAGATGGCCATAATTTTGGATTGGTTGGATGCTATACAAACAGGATTAAAGGCACTCATCAGTTATTTGGAAATGAATTATCGGAAAACTCAGATATAAGGTATCACCACAAAATCGCTAAGGAATACCAAGGAGAAGGGATTGAAGAGATTAAACAAGGTGTTGCAGGATTCTTTATGGCGTTTCAGTACAAGACTTGGAAATCAGTAGGAGGATTTGTAGAAAACAACATTGCCTGTGATACGATATTTAATCAGATGGTAAGAGATAAAGGATTAAAGGTAGGATTGATCCGTTCTTTGTATGTTTTTCATCTTTACCGGATATGGGCAGAAAAAGAGCCTTGGAATGAGAGAAAGCATTTATTAAAGTAATATATTTGTTAGAAACAAAACAAAACAGAACATGAAAAGTAATCAGTTAAGGATTGGGAATTTGGTAATGTCAGATGGATATTTATATAAGGTATATCATATTCCAGATGATGAAGATTATTTTGAAGAGTGCCAATCAATCC